TATCTAATATTACTTTAGAGGCTGGTACTAACATCACTCTTACGAATTCGGGGAATAATGTAAGGATCGACGCAGATAACTTTTCAGATAACCAAGACATTGTTACTAATGCAACTAATATTGCTACTAACGTAACAGATATCGCTACTAACGTAACAGGTATTGCTACTAATGTAACAAATATTGCAACCAATACAGCAAGCATTGCTACTAACACAACAAATATTGCAACCAATGCTGCAGGTATTGCAACCAATGCAGCGAACATTGCTACTAATGTAGAGGATATTGAAAGGGTTGATATAGGTGTAGATAACAATGAGGTATTGATAAACGCCAACACAATAAACATTGCTACTAACACAGCAGATATTTCTACTAACGTAACAGACATTGTTACTAATGCAACTAATATTGCTACTAACGTAACAGACATTGCTACTAACGTAACAAATATTGCAACCAATACAGCAGGTATTGCTACTAACACAACAAATATTGCAACCAATACAGCAGATATAGATGCATTACAATCTTCTTCTGTTGAGAACGGTGTAGGTGTTAAGACATTGAAGTTTCAGGTAACCAGAGCTGAGTTGTTAGCTCTACATGAGACTCCTTTAAATATACTACCAACGCTTCCAACTGCAAAAATGTACTCTATAGAGAGTGTTTCAATGGTTCAACCAACAGGAAATGCTTATTACTTTGAGGCAGATACTTTTCAGTTTTGGAGTTCAACAGTAGGTGTAGGTAGACCATGGACCACTAACTTTACTCAGGATGATTATGACCTAAGTAGAAATGGTTTAATTGTAACAAACAACGCTAGTTCTAACGGAAAGGGAGCTATAAGTATGCCTGGTAGTGCATTAAGATTAAACACTTGGTATGCAGTAGCCGGAATAGAAGGTGAAGGAGATTTCACTTTCTGGCTTAGGTATAGAATAGTAGACGTATCATAAAAAATGAATATAAGAAAAATATCTATAGGTGCTGACTACAAGTCTAGTTCAATGCATTACATTGCAGGACAAGAAGTGCTTGGGGGCAACTATTTTATTCACTTAATAGCTTACGATGCCTCCTCTGATTCATATAAAATATGGATTGAGAAGGCTGGTGAAGTATTACTATGGAAAGAGTTCAACAAGAACATTCCTATATCAATTGAGTTTAATATAAATTTCTAATGAAATCACCCTTTAACTTCATTGTGCGACCGTATAATGGGAGAAGGTATGATAACATAAAGAGTATTGGTGGCATTGATTTTATCACTAGTACATCTCAAGAGGATCATACCGTATCTAACCGTTACGCTACAGTGGTTTCCACACCTATCGACTACAGTGGTGAGATAGAAAAAGGAGACATATTGGTTGTGCATCACAACGTATTTAAGTACTACAATGACATACAAGGAAGACAGAAGAGTGGTAAAAGCTTCTTCATGGATGACTTGTTCCTTGTTGATGATTATCAGTACTACCTTTATAAACATAATGATGTTTGGAAGGCGGTTGATATGTTTTGCTTTGTTAAGCCACTACCAAAAGAGGATTACTACATTAAGTCCTCAGGAACAGAACAACCACTAATGGGTATCATAGAGTACACTAATAATGTACTTATTGATGAGGGTATTAATGTGGGGGATGTTGTTTCATTTAAGCCAGATAGCGAGTATGAGTTTGAGGTTGAGGGAAAAAAGCTTTACAGGGTACTAACCAACAGCATAACAATCAAGATGTAATGGATATAAGACAACTAAAGTTAGATATTATAAAGGCTGCTGAGAAGGCTGTTACAGAACTTATTAAGGTTGCTAACGAGGCAATCATTAAGAAGAGTATGGATGAGCTTTCTCCCGACATAGCAGCAGACAGATTAAAGAACGCAGCTGCTAGTAAGAAGCTTGCTATATTTGATGCTTTCGAGATACTTACCAGGATAGAGTCTGAGAGAGCTATGTTGGATGAGAGTAGTAAAGACAAGAAAAAAATGAGCAATTTTGCAGAACGAAAAGCTAAGTAACAAACTACACACTGTAGTAAACATAATACCTAAGTCTGTTCTTGTGAATAAGAATAAGGCTCGATCCTTCGACTACGGATATAATGAGAAGTACGACATGGTTGTAATATCTCGTGACGGAACAGTTGGTGAGGTGATAAATATAAATGGTTTAAACATAGGTTTACCACAAAAACCTAAGAAAGTACATAAGAACAGCTACACTAAAAGCGAACAGTACTGGAAGGAATTTGAGTACCCAAAGACATTAAAGAAAATTAAAAGTATATTCCAATGGAATGAGTACCCCGATGACTTTAAGTCGCAGTGGGTTGACTACATTGAAGAGGAGTTTGATAGAAGGGAGCAGGGCTTTTGGTTCTACAATAATGGTGTTCCAACATACATAACAGGAACACACTATATGTATTTACAGTGGACTAAAATTGATGTAGGTCACCCTGATTTTCGTGAAGCTAACCGTATATTCTTTATATACTGGGAGGCTAGTAAGGCTGATAACAGGTCTTTTGGTATGGTATACCTTAAGATTCGTCGTTCAGGTTTTTCTTTTATGTCATCCGCAGAGTGTGTTAACACAGCTACTCTTGCGAAGGATGCAAGGGTTGGTATATTATCTAAAACAGGGTCCGATTCAAAGAAAATGTTTACAGACAAGGTTGTTCCCATTTCTAGTAATTATCCTTTCTTTTTTAAGCCTGTACAGGATGGTATGGACAAGCCAAAGACAGAGCTTGCTTATCGTGTTCCTGCCTCAAAGATTACTAAAAAAAATATGTCTACATCAGACTCTGAAGAGGTGTCTGGACTAGACACTACTATTGACTGGAAGAATACAGATGATAACTCCTATGATGGGGAGAAACTGTTATTTCTTGTCCATGATGAGAGTGGTAAGTGGATTAAGCCAAACAATATATTAAATAACTGGAGGGTTACTAAAACCTGTTTAAGGTTGGGTAGTAGGATTATAGGAAAGTGCCTGATGGGTTCAACATCGAATGCACTAGAGAAGGGTGGTGATAACTTTAAGAAGCTTTACTATGACTCTGATCCAGGAACAAGAAATGCAAATGGTCAAACTAAAAGCGGGTTATATTCACTTTTCATCCCTATGGAGTGGAACATGGAGGGGTTTATTGATAAGTATGGAGCCCCTGTTTTAACCACACCTGAAAAACCTATAAAGGGTATTAACGGGGATACAATAAAGAAGGGTGCTATAGATTATTGGAATGACGAGGTTTCTTCTTTAAAGAATGATGCGGATGCATTGAATGAATACTATAGACAGTTCCCTAGGACTGAATCTCATGCATTTAGAGATGAGAGCAAGTCTTCGTTGTTTAACCTTACCAAGATATACCAGCAGATGGATTATAATGACAGCCTTATAAAGGACCGTGTACTGTCTAAGGGTAGCTTTAAATGGAAGGATGGCGTTAAGGATTCAAAGGTTGTATGGGTTCCAGACACCAGGGGTAGATTCCTTGTATCTTGGGTTCCAAACCAAACATTACAAAATAGAGTAGAAATAAGAAATGGAGTTAAGTTTCCAGGTAACGAACACCTTGGAGCTTTTGGATGTGATTCATATGATATATCAGGAACAGTTGGTGGTGGTGGTTCTAACGGGGCGCTTCATGGATTAACTAAATTTCATATGGATGACGCACCTGTAAGTCAATTCTTTTTAGAGTATGTAGCAAGACCTCAGACAGCAGAGATTTTCTTTGAGGATGTCTTGATGGCTTGTGTATTTTACGGGATGCCTATACTAGCGGAAAACAACAAACCAAGGCTTCTATATCACTTTAAGAACAGAGGGTACAGAAAGTTTTCTATAAACAGGCCAGATAAGCCCTCTAGAGCGCTTTCTAAGACAGAAAAAGAGCTTGGGGGTATACCTAACTCATCTGAGGCCATTAAACAAGCACACGCCTCCTCAATAGAAACGTACATAGAAAAGAATGTAGGTCTTGATGTGGAAGGGGTTTATAGGTCACCTGATGAGATGGGTTCAATGTACTTCTCTAAGACACTGCAAGATTGGGCAAAGTTTGATATTAACAACAGAACCAAGTTTGATGCATCAATAAGTTCGGGGCTAGCTATAATGGCTACGCAACAACACCTATATCAAACCGTTAAAAAAGAGACGAAAATAAGCATTAACTTTGCAAGATATAATAACAAAGGAAGATTTAGCGAAATAATTAGATGAAAGAAGTAAAGATATCTGTTAACCCTTCATCCTTTCCAAGTCAGTACGTACCTGATTCGAAGAAAAACTCTAATGAGTTTGGTCTTCAAATAGGTCAAGCGATACAGTACGAGTGGTTTAAGAAGGATAGTGGCGGTTCTAAGTTTTATAATCAATGGGATGCTTTTCATAAACTAAGACTTTATGCAAGGGCAGAACAATCTGTTTCAAAATATAAGAATGAAATGTCAATTGATGGCGACTTGTCTTATATGAACCTAGACTGGACCCCTGTTCCTATTATTCCTAAATTTATTGACATTGTTGTTAATGGTATGGCTGATAGAATGTTTCATGTAAAGGCTTATGCACAGGATTCATTGTCAGCAGAAAAGAGAAACGAGTATCAATCAAATATAAAGTCTGACATGATTTCTAAGCCCGTCTTAGATGTTATACAAAAAGATTTTGGGGTTGATGCATTTAAAACGGATAGAAAGAACCTGCCTGAAACAGATGAGGAGCTTAAGTTACATATGCAACTGAACTACAAGGATGCTATTGAGCTTGCTGAAGAAGCTTCGCTTAATACATTATTTGCAGAGAACAAGTACGCAGACACTAGGAAAAGAGTTCTGTATGACCTTGTTACCTTAGGTGTTGGATTCTCTAAGCATGAATTTTTATTAGGTGCTGGTATACAAGTAAAATATGTAGACCCAGCTAATATGGTTTATAGTTATACAGAGGACCCTAACTTTTCTGACTGTTTTTATTGGGGAGAGGTTAAAAATACCCATGTATCAGAGGTGTTGAAGATTGATCCTACGATCACAAAAGAACAACTAGAAACTATTTCAAAGTCAGGACAGGCATGGAACAATGAGAACAGAAACTCAGACTTTCACAGTAACTCTGTATTTGGCAACGAAACAGTAAACTTATTATACTTTAATTACAAGACCACCAAAAAGTTTGTATACAAAAAGAAGGGTGAGAAAGTAATTGAGAAAGAGGATACCTTTGACCCACCAGAAGAAATGATGGAGGAGAGAGGATTCGAGAAGATTGAGAAGACCATAGATGTGTGGTATGAGGGGGTTATGGTTATGGGTACTAACATTATTCTTAAGTGGCAGATGTCAGAGAACATGGTTAGACCAAAGTCAGCTACTCAGGTTGCTTTACCAAATTATATTGGTGCAGCTCCTAGAATATATAAGGGCAATATAGAATCTCTTCTTAGGAGGATGATTCCATTTGCTGACCTTATTCAGATGACTCACATGAAGTTACAGCAAGTTATACAGAAGGTAGTGCCAGATGGTGTTTTTATTGACGCAGACGGACTAAACGAAGTTGACCTAGGTAATGGTGCAGCATATTCTCCTGAGGACGCTTTAAAACTATACTTCCAAACAGGTTCGGTAGTGGGTAGGAGCTTCACTCAAGATGGTGAGTTTAATAATGCACGTATTCCAATTCAAGAGTTATCTAAAAATTCAGGACAGGCTAAGATTTCTAGTCTAATTGGAAGTTATAATCACTACATGCAAATGATTAGGGATGTAACAGGGCTTAACGAGGCTAGGGATGGTTCAATGCCTGACCCTAACTCATTAGTTGGTTTACAGAAAATGGCTGCCTTAAATAGCAACACAGCAACCAGACATGTACAAGATGCTTTGCTGGATATCACTAGAGACTTATCTGTAGCGTTATCTTGTAGAATATCAGACGCACTAGAGTACTCTCAGTATAGAGAGGAATTTGTTATGCAGATTGGTAAGCACAATGTAGACCTTTTACAGGATATCAGTGACTTACATTTGTATGACTTTGGTATTTTTATAGAGGTAGTTCCAGACGAGGAAGAGAAGCAACAGTTAGAGGCGAACATACAGGTTGCTTTATCTAGGGATTCTATTGACTTGGATGATGCTATTGACATTAGAGAGGTTAGAAACATTAAGATGGCTAACCAGCTCTTGAAGATAAAAAGAAAGAAGAAGCAGAAAGAGAAGCAGGATTACGAGATGCAGAAGATGCAGCAGCAACAACAAGGTCAGCAGCAGTCTCAACAGATGGCAGCTCAAATGGCAGCTCAGAAGACTCAGATGGAGACACAGGCAGCTATGCAGATTGCACAAGCTAAGGCAGGTTTCGATATTGAGAGAATGAGGGGTGAGGCTGAGATAAAATCTGAGTTAATGCAGTTAGAGTTTCAGTTAAACATGCAACTTAAAGGTATAGACGCTGAATCTTTAAAAACAAAAGAAGATACAAGGGAGAAGGCTAAGTCGGATAGAATAAGCCAACAAAACACCCAACAGTCTAAGCTAATAGAGCAGAGACAGAAGGACACAGGTTCTATAAGCTTTGAGTCAAATGAAGACACTTTAGATGGCTTTGATTTGTCAGAGTTTGAGCCAAGTTAAAAAGTAAATTAAAATCAAATCAAATATGGAATTAAAAGTAAAAGAGGTTTCAGGTCCAGGTGAAAAGTCACTACAAGAGGTAGAGGAGACTTTAATAGAGCAATCGGAAGAGACAACTGAAGTTGTAGAAACAGAGGTAAATGATACACCTGTAGAAGAAACGAAGGTAGAGGACGTACCTGTGATTGAAGAAACCACTAAGTATGGTGAGGAAGAGTTAAAAGAATATATCAAGAACAGATATAATAAGGAGATAGACAATGTTGATGACTTGTTTGCTGAGAGAGAGCAAACTGAGGAATTACCAGAGGATGTATCCGCTTTCTTAAAGTATAAGAAAGAAACAGGTCGAGGTATTGAGGACTTCATGAAGCTGCAAGCTAACTTGGACGAGGCAAACCCTGACAAATTATTGCGAGACTATTATGCCGCAACAGAGGAGGACTTAGATTCAGAGGATATTGATTATCTAATGGAGCAGAAGTTTTCTTATGATGCAGACTTAGATGAGGATTCTGAGATTAAGGCTAAGAATATTGCAAAGAAAAGAGAACTTGCAAAAGCAAAGAAGCACTTTAATGAACTGAAGGAGGCTTATAAAGTACCAGTCGAGTCGGCTGCTACCGCCAACAAAGAGGATTTAGAGGACTACAATGCTTACAAGGAGTATATATCAAAGTCGCAAGGTGTGCAAGAAGAAAACGAGAAGCGCTACGAGTATTTCAAGAAGAAAACAGACGAGGTGTTCAACGATGAGTTCAAAGGTTTTGGGTTCAATATCGGAGATCAGTCTATTATGTTTAGCCCTGGTGATGCTGCAGAAGTAAAGTCGTTACAGTCCGACGTTAACAACTTTTTGTCTAAGTATTTAGATGAGAACGGTGCAATGAAAGATGCTTCAGGATACCATCGTGCATTGTCAGCAGCAATGAACCCTGATAAGCTGGCTACCTTTTTCTATGAGAAGGGTAAGGCAGACGGAGTTGGAGATGTTTCCAGACAGTCCAAAAACATTAATATGGACGTTAGGTCAACACCTAAAAACTTCACAAACACTTCAGGAATTAAAATGCGTGCAGTCAGTAGCGATAGCGGTAATGGTTTAAAGATTAAACGTAGAAAATAAACATTTAAAAAAACACAAAATGGCATTAACATTAGGAGCGGGTCAAGTAAGCTTAACCCCAACACAAA